TGCTGGCGCAACTGTGTAAGTGTTGGGCGCGCGTAGGGCATCAGGTCAGGCCCTCCCAGGCCCATGAATAGTAAAACTGCTGTGTAGCGTTGGTGCCCGGCTCTGTGACCGTGACGGCAAATTGCAGTGTGGGTGTTGTGCTACTGGCCCATGAGGCTGTGACGCCGACCGATGCCGCCACACCATCATCAATCATCCATTGCAGGGCCTCGTGGCAGATAGCCTCGGCCTCGCGTAGCGTGCTGGTCTGACCGGCCTTGATGGCCCGCTGCAGCTGCCAGAGGCGAGACCCTATAGGCTCTTGCGCGAATGCATCGCCCCACCAGCCTCGCCGGTCACTATGGTTTGAGCCAGCGGCATCTGGGGCGGATTTCATGCCAACAGCCTGATCCAGAGTGCTCAGGGCCTCGGGGGCAACCCGGTCTGTAAACAGGCTGACCATGATGGCCGTGCGCAGGGGGTTATCCAGTGCGAGGTCACTATTCTGGATAGACCAGTCTCCCCGTGCCAGAGCATTATTCCAGACAATCGCAACGTCCATCAGGATTTTTCTTCTCTATAGGAATCAGGAGGAAGGAGGTCCGCTTTTTCCACTTCCGGGCTGCACGCCACTATGTGGGTGCGTAGACAAGGCAATATTGCCAGCCTTGCATTCCTTGGCAGAGACGGTGCCCCCTGCGGTCATGTCCCCGCTAACATTGAGGTCACCATCCCACGTGCCTTTGCCTGCTGAGGGTTTGATCAGGATGGTGCCGTCCTTTTGCATTTTGATCTGAGACCCACTTGGCGGGTGGAATACGCAGACTTCTCCCGGTTGCAGATCCTTGGGCCGGTTGCGCTGGTCTCCACTGGCGATTGCGACGCCTCGTGACCTGTCCCCTGCCTGAAACATAACAACGATGTCCGATCCGGGAACAGGTCGGCTGGCAAATCCATAATCCTGGACAAACGGCACATCGCTCCGTATTTCACCTGCGGGCAGAGCAACCTGGACTGTCGGTGTGGAGGGCTGCTCGTTTGTATCCGCTGTCTGCCGCCCTACCCCAAGAGCCATAGCGATCCGGCGCGCCGCGCGCTGCGCAAGATTGGCCATCAAATATCCTCCTGCTGGACAGGCGTTCTATCCGCGCCGGCATCGCCTACGCTGCTGTTAGCTGCGGCTACTGCCTCGTTAGATTGCATGGGAAGCAGGATCGGCTCGGGTTTAAATGCCTCGGGTGGCATCAGGGTGACGTGGGCACGGCTTCCGTCCTCCCCACGCGAAAATTCTACCTCTGCAATCAGCCACATCTGCGCTGATGACCATGATTTTCGCTTCACCGGCACCCTAGTATTTGGAGTCCAGAGCTTGCCGCTTTTGTCGCGCCAACTATCGCAGATCAGGTCGATCACCTGAGAGCGGCCATAGCGGCGAGCTACTTCCCACTGCACACGCTGCTTTGCAACCGCGTAGTCTGCGTCTCCCAATTCTACCGGGATTAGCAAAGGGCGAGATCTTGTCACGCCGGGATCCGTCGCAACGGCATTGACCGGGGTCGAAACGGCATCCATCTGCGAGACGTAATCGTCTCCATCCGGTGGGGTAAACAGCACAACCGGGTTCTGAATGACGGCCCGGACTTCCGAGAACCTGCCGCGCATAGAACGACGGGTGGAAATCTGCTCTATGTTCTCACCTTCGGTGAAGCCACCTGAGGCTTGTGTTGCACCTACCGGCGAGAGCAGCACACTGCCGTCCGGCTGATCGTAAAAGATACAGCCGGCAAGGCGGCAGACGCGCTCCATGACCTCATAAGCCGTTTCTGACAGAATAACAGAAAACTGCTGGATGTCTGTATTGCCTGCCCCCTGCGTACTGGTGACAGTCACTCCACGAGGGCGGCTCACCTGTTGGCATATCGCCAGAGCATTGGTGCTGCTCATCTGATAGGTAGCAAACTCAGCAGAACACTCGATCAGGTCAATGGAAAGAGAATCAATCTCCATAAACATCAGATTGCCTGCGGCATCTGTGTTGGTTTCCACCACGCTCACGTAGCCCGTGATGACCAGATCTTTCCCGATACTGATCTGGCAGCGCATGCCGGGATCCACGCTGAGCATGTACTGCCCATCCGGCTGATACTCTGTAAACGCAAGATGGGCAGTGGATGGCATCACCTCCAATCCAATCCGGATGGAGACATTTTGCCAGCCGCTGATCGTCATCCCGGCGACATGGATTGAAACCTCGTCCTGATCCTCGCCACTCCAGCCGACAAAATCAGACACATCAGATAAGGCAGTCATGCTGACAGAGCCTCAAAACTGGTGGGCATGAATGCCGGATGGATGGGGTCTGCCCGCATGATCAGATCGGGTGCGCGTGTCGCGTCCGCATAGACCTGCTGCCCCAGCGTAAGAGCTGGCAGGCAGGCATTGCGTGTTATGGTGATCTGATCCGGCAGCCGGCTGGCACGCTCCGAAAGGTCCTGCGTAACCTGCACCCGGAGAGTGCGCAGAGCCTGCCATGTGGCGTCATTCCCGGAATCAGCTGCCACCAGAGCCTCAGCATCAAGTAGCTCCGCTACCTGCAGTCGCAGAGCCTCAGCCTCCTGCGAGGATGTTGGTTGCCAGTCTGCGCAGGCCTGCGCGATAGCGGCCAGAGCAGACCGGCGGCACAGATCTGCGACGGCGGTGGTCAGGGTTGATATGGCAGACCCAATGGGAGCCGTGGTCTGGCTACTATCCGGGCTATAGACCGTAAGCGGGAGCAGGACGGACAACTGTGTGCCTGGATCAGCCACAGCCTCCCGCAGGCTCTCCGGTATTGTGAGGATGACCGTTGCAAGATCTGCCGCTGATGTGGTGGTTTGCAGGCTGTCAATCTGGCTGTCCAGAGAAGCAGTGGCAGCACTGAGAGAGGACCAGACAGAATCAACTGTGGCCGTGGGATCTATTGTGCCGTTGTTCCGCGCGGCATACCGCCCGTTATTGCCAGGGAGTGTTGCGATAGAAGCCCCCATGACAGCGGGAGAACGGATGGAAGATGCAGCCGATGCTGCCCATTTGGCCGATGCTGCTTTCCCTGCTGTGATGGACGGCTCCCCAACGGACCACGCAGGAACAGCCTTCCCTGAGAAATCAGAGGAAGCAGATACTTGCATAGCAATGGCTGCGGTAGCGACTGCTGCATCAAGAGCCGTCTTGACCAGAGACGTAAGCAGATTGCGCTGCTCCAGCAACTCCAGCTGGATATCGATAACGCCCGTAAAGCCATCCCGCTCCCGCCACTCAAAAGACATACAGGCTGCGCGGATGACGCCGATTGTCGGGTGGATAAGCAGGCCGGGACCACTGGCCTCTGCTGCCGTGGTCAATAAATCCCGCTGCACATAGCAGGTTGCGCCACATAGGAAGCCGGTGATGCGATAGAGGCGACCCCGGCGGCCGAGGTCCTCTACCCATGGCGTGTCCCGGTAGGGATAATCATGAACCGCCTGTTTGCGCCCAGCCTGCCCGCCATTGCCCATGACAACAAATGGCACGCCACGGAACGACCCCTGTAGGAACTCTCCAGCAAGTTTTGAGAGGCTGCCAAGTTGCATTTTTTATTGTCCTACGGCTGTGCTTTCCGGGTCCATAGCTCTCTGCTGGGTTACAGAGCGCACCTTAAGGCTGCCGCTTTTACTGGTTGCCTTGGCCGAGACACCATGCGGGCCGGTTGTGGTGACGTGCAGATCCAGCAGCATGGCCTGATACGGGTCTAGTCCAGAACCTCCACCGGAAGGAACACTTGCAGGCGGGGCAGACAGACGTGAGGCCCACTGTTCGGCAAGGGCCCCGCGGCTCTGCATTTCTGCACGTTTATCGCCTTCGGTCAGGCCGGGTCGGAGATAGTCATACGATGTGATTGCGCCGGCAGCAGCGGCTGTGCGGGCTGACCTGATTGCGTTCCAGGCAGAATTTTCTGTATGGCCAAATTCCCACATGGAAAATTTTAACTGATCATCCAAAGATGAGCCCCGGATATTTCTTCCCATCACGCGGCGGAAATTATCCTGCCTGTCTTTATGCAGCTGAAGGAGGCCGTATGCGCTCCCCTTATCGCCAACAATGGACGGATTAAAACCGCTTTCTGCATCCAGATCAGCCACTAATCCGGTTGCCTGTTCCGCCGTCAGTCCGTTCCGCATGTAAAAATCACGGATATATCGGGCTGTTGCTGTTTTCTGAGCGCCGGACGCTGAAATATTATTCTGAACTTTGGCCTGCTCGTCATAACTGCGACCAAGCCCTAAATGGCTGGCTGCATTATCGACAAAGGATGCACCCGGAACATTTTTATCAATCCACGCACCAAGCTTATCCTGCGGGTCAATATCATTCAGAAGCGCATTTGCGCCGTAACCTGCTGCTCCGGCCAACCCCAGACGAGCAACCTTAATGGCATCAAGCGCACCGGCGACCCCCAAGAGAGCAGATGCTAGACTGGCAATTCCACCAAGTGCAGGAGCAGCCCAGAGAACAGCCATTCCGATAGCCACATCACGCGCTGTTTTTTCCCATCCGCCAAGGCTTTTCACAACACCGGTGATGCTCTGCATGACCTCAGTCACGCCGCTCTTGATTTGATCCCAGCCACCATCCCGTAGCCATCGGACAACCTGCCGGATATATTGCGCGATATTTTGCGCAATCCATTGCCGGTTGACTGCGATCCAGTCTGCCATCTGGTGAATGACTGGGGACAAAGCAGGCTCAACTGCTTCTGCTACGCTGAAACCAAACCCTTCTACTGCCAATGTCAGTTCAGTCTGGGCTTTTTTCAGGTTGGCCGCCGCATCGGCTCCCTTCTGGTTCATGACGCCATAGCGCCGTGCCAGCTCTATGTTCTCTCTAAATTCCTTTGAAGACTGCTGAAATATTGGCAAGAGGCCTTCGCCCGCCTGCCCGAAAATTTTCATGGCTGCAATTGTCTGAGCAGCCGGATCTTTTATCCTGCGTATCCGGTCAGCAATACGCGCAAACAATTTATCAGGAGAAGATTTTGCAACCTCCTGCATACTGATCCCAAGCGCCTGAAACTGAGCAGCTGCCTCTGGCGCAAATCCATGCGGCATCTCCCATTTAAGCTGGGAAATTTGCCCCATGGCGTCAGTCATAGCATCGGCAGATCCGCCCGAAAGACGGGCCGCATTTTGCATAGCCATCAGGCGGCTTGTTGGCATGCCCATAGAGCGCGCCGTGGTCCGCATTTTTGTGCCAAAGTCCGCCCATGCACTGGAAAGACGATAGATGCCGGCCAGTGTTGTAGCGCCAGTAATGCTACCCAGAATTGGCACTATACGGCTGACTGAGCGGAACGCATTAACAGACCCACGGCTGAGTGCAGTCAAAGCGTTCCGTGCACGGGTCAGGCCAAACAGGTTGGAGAAGCGAACCAGTGACTGGTTGACGCGCCGCACGGGGGCCAGAACGCGTGCCATCTTGTTATTGATGACATCAAGCGTCCGGCTGGCCCGGTCCACCGCGCTGATGGTGATCCGCGCATTAGTTGTTGCGACTGCGCCCACGCTGGGCCTCCCTGCGCCGTTGTTCGGCAATGCGGTTTGATTCCGCGATCCACCACATCATGCCTGAGCCAGTCAGCGTCTCCGCGTCCTGACGGGACCAGCCGGGCCAGAAGGCGCTCAGATCGGCAGGGAGACGTTCCCAGTTTTCTGGCCAGCGATAAAAAAACCGGTCAGATAGTCCGATGCTTTGGCAAACTGGCTGATCGGCATTTTAAGCACTGCGGCTCTCTGCCAGCCGCTGACATCCGTCAGCAGGTTAATCTCTGCCTCCAGAAAATCTGCCATGCTGCCGCGCTGTTCCTGCGCCTTGAACCGGCGGCGCTCAGCGACTGTCGGCTCCCGCAAGTCCATATCCTGCCAGTCCCGGTTAACCGCAGTGATTGGTGGGGTCAGTGACAGGTAGAATGTGTCCTGACATTCGGGCTCTTCATCCGGCTTCCGGCGCGCTTCTTCCTCAAAATGAGAGATATAAGCGACGGCCGCATCCAGCGTACGGGTGGGAAGCTGGTCTACTGCTGTCTGGGGCCAACCGGTTACGCGGCACAAAAGCGCGATTTCCGATGCATAGACCGTTTCCAGCGTAGGACGTTTCCCAATCGTGCGTGTAGCCAACAGACATTCCCCTACCGATGGCTCCCGGCAGGAAAGTGTTGTCAATTCACGATCATCCTTGGTGCGGATAGGTGCTGTGACAAAAACGCCGTCCTGCTCGTCGCCCTCGGTTTCAGAGGACTTCCCACCGAACAGTTCTTCTTCCAGCTTATCCATCAGACAGTGTCCTCAGTCACGGTATCGCTTTCAACATGCAGTTCGAATGTGCCTTCCTGCGTGTTGACGTTGATATTTTCGGTCTGCCAGCCATCAACGGCTGTGATGACCTTGCCGTTTGCCAGTTCCAGGATGACGGTTAAGCCGCTTGCCCCCTGAAGGTCAGAGGCCTTGGCATCCCGACGGTCTCGCAATGTTGCCTGGATAAAGCCCTGCCCCGGCATGGCGGAAAAGCCTTCAACGCTACTCTGGCCTTTGAGGGTTTCATTGACCATGCCAGCGGCCTGCCACTGAGCTTCCCCGACGACGCTCCAGGCATCACCATTGATGGTGAGAGTTGCTGTACCCGCAAGAGGGCCACGAAATGCTGCCATGTCCTGTGGCCTCCTTACGATTTAACAAACTGGGCATTGCCCGCGATGATCCAGAGCTGATTTGCGAAGTCATAGGGCATCAGGAGCTTGACCTCGCCGTTTCCGGCATTCTGGCAGACGATGTTGGCGGCAAAGGTATCCGCATTCTGAACCCAGAGCTGCGTGGCCTGATACCGGTAGCGGGCAACACAGAGTTTTCCGATAAGCTTGGCTGTGGTGGCTTTGGCGCCAGCCGGAATCTTGGCGGCATCATCCAGCAGGATATACCCGCCGACCTGTGCCGCCAGATAGCTGCGCATATCCGGCAGGCAGATGGCGGCCGTCATCAGCGTTTCAATCCCTAGATAACTATCATCCGGCAGCCCGGACGTGTTGGTCTGGTAGGTGGTGATAAGCCGCTGGATCAGCACTGTGCCACTATCATCCACGGTGTGGGTAGATAGGCCATCATACAGCAGGCTGTTCTGCTCATCCCGGCCAAAACGGCTTGCGTCAGTTGGAGGCAGGACCGTCAGGGCAAGCCCTGTAACAGGGAGTGCCGGGTTGTCCCGCATGGACGTGGCCACCCATGCACCGATCTGGGCAGCCCAGACGAGAGGTGAGGACGGGCTGTCTGAAATAGGCATGATGGTGGTATGCGGGTCATTGAGCGTCATGCCTGCGGCTGTCACCTGCCCATAGGTGCCCCGGATGGCCGCAATCCCGTGGCCGTAGAGCTGCTCCATGGGAGACCATCGGCCTGTGGTGTTGTCAAACAGCGCCTTGAATACCTCAAGGCTGCCTGTGTCCGTGTAGGGATGGACAAAGAGGTCATACACACGGTCGCCAAGGCTGGCCATGAACGATGCCAGTGTTTCCGGTGTGCCGGTGCCCCCGCTCAGACTGGTCGTAGTGACAGTGAGGCCATCGGGGATGGACTGCGCCCCCATCTGCCCCAGCAGGGCAACCCCCAGCATGATATCATTCCCGGTCACGCCCTTATTTTTGGCGGTCAGGGTGATCGTGCCGCCAGACACAGATGCAGTAACCGGGAGGGAAGCAATGGCTGACAGTGCCGTGACAGCATTGGTGGCAACTGTGGCAGCTGCATCACCCAACGTGACGCCAACCTGCACCAGCTGATCCTCTACATAGAGAGGCAGAGTGCCAGATGCGGTGGCGGAACCAGTCAGCGTAATGGTGCCAGAGGCAGGCTTGCCTGCTGCCGGGTCTGCCAGAGGCAGGCACCAGACCTCGCCTGATGTATCAATCTGGCGGTAGGCTGTGACCATGCGTGCCAACTGAGACCCGGCACCGTATTTCGCAATGGCGT